CCCATGTCATAAATGGTTTGTTTAATGCTCTCATATTGAGACTCTTTGATAGTATCGTAAACTTTACGGATTAATATACCTTTAAAATAGGGCGATGTTAGCATCATATAAATGATTTTAACGCAAGCCGCGTGAGTCTTGCCAGAGCCACGACCGCCCCAAAGAACAATATATCTATCCGTGCACGCGAAAAGGTCCGCAAAAGGACCGTTTACCATATGTTCAAAATCTGGGAGGTTAACCTTTACCACCTACAGTAACGTTAATTATTCCCTTCCCGCTTTCGTCGTTGTTGAATGCTCCTGTGTGGCGAGCTAGTAACTCGAGGGCTTTAATTTTATCTTTTACGTCGATTGCAAAACCTCCTGCTATATCTGCGGAGTCATTCGATAGGCCAATGCGAGCTAATTCCTTGACTATTTTATCGGTGTCAACCTTTAGCCTTTCGTTTCTCTCATTGGTTAATAGGGCTAAATAGTCCTTAATATACGGTTTTATCAAGTTATCACACCCGATAGTTCTCGCGGACTCTGGGGAGTACCCGGCGGCTTTAGCTGCTCGCGTTCCGTTAAAATCTTTTATATACTCTTCGCAGAAAATCCTCTGTTTTTCGGTTAGATTATCCATTGTTTTTTATTTCATTTTTTACTACTTCCAAATTTATCAAATCCAATTAACTTAGGAGCACAAAGTGCCCGGTCCATTGGTTCGCTGCAATCGCACAAAACAACCTCTTTGCTGGTTTTTACTAATTGGTCGGGCTTAAATACTCCGCAAGCTGCGCAAGTGTAATCAAATATTGGCATACTACAAAGATAAGTAATTTTTTATTATTTCGATTACCTCCGGATAATTATCGGCCCACTTTACGCAATTACCGGCTTGCTCTAGTCGGTCCATTTGGATATATTGCTCGGGGCGAGGCTTTTCGCCTACCTTTTTAAGTTCGATATAAAGTGCACCGTAACCGCCTCGAGGTAGTGCGAGGGTTAAATCTGGGTTTCCCTTCATAAGCCCTAAGCCTTTTAATAAAGCGCCTTGGATTGCGTTCCGAGGGTTGTTGTAGTTGTGGTATAGTAAACCTCTATGCTTTTTGTGAGTATTCCAAAACCAAACTATAACCTCTTTTTGGTGTTGATCCTCGCTCATGTCTTTAAGTTCCTTCATTTTAAAATTTCAATTAATTAAATAGACTCTAACCGCCCTGCCGTCGATCTTTTTTATTACTTGGGCATATACGGGCGATAATATAGACCCTATTAGTTTTTTTGATACAATCATACCTTTTAAGGCTAAAAACTCCTTTAACTGGTCAGGAGTAGTTTCTTTGCCTGTAAATTTAGATCTAATTAGTTCAAAAATGAATTCGTTTCGTTGTTCTATATCTTTTTTCATTTAATTGATTTTAAAAGTTCGTTAAATTCGTTAATTCCGAATACCTCGCCTTCAATTCCTCCTCCAAAATTGTACATTACCGAGTTATCTCCTTCATATTTAATAAAAGTGCAACGGTAATAAGATTTATCTCTTATTGCTGTTATGCTGTTATAGTATTCGAAGCCGCTTGATATCTCCTCGTATTGACCAATATAAACAAACCCCTTAGTTTTTAACCATTTTACAAAGTCGTTTTTCGCTTTGTTTATTTCTCTTTGATGTTTTTTTATTCCCATTCCGTAAATGTAACCAAAAAAGATAATGAAAACAAGTCATTCCAAAGGTTTTTAAAATGAAGTGTAACTCTGAAAATCTATCTGTAACCGCTGAAAGGTGCGCCCCTCTAAGGCTGTAGCCTTAATTTGCCTGGTTACAGATAGAAACTAAAAAACAACAACCTTAAACTGTATATAACATAATGTGTAATATGATGTGTGTGTAGTGATTTTTAAATATACAAGTTTAGATCACTTTTCTATCTGTTATCTGTAACCGCTCTACAAACCCTGTTAACGCTACAAAAAAGGTTACAGATAGAATCATAAAAAAAATTCCTATCTGTAACCGCTAAACGTTAAAGTGTTGAGCATCAACAATGCAACATTTTTTAACTAAAAAGCGGGCCATAAATCAATATGTCCCGCCTCCCTTATTTTTGACTTTTATTTTAATATGCAGTATGGTTAATTTCATCGATTTTGTTCTTTTCAGCCGATAAACTCTCCTCGCTTATTTTAATAACTGAGTACAATCTTTGCTTTTTTCCGAAAATTTCCCTCGATTCCTGCAAAAATCTAAGTGCTTTTAATTCCTGCCCTATTTTATATTGGCTCATTTTCTGGCTCGTCAAACTCTCAATATGTTCTTTTATATCCGTAGCCGTGAAGAACTCTACAATCTCGCCCGGCTTCCTAAAATCTGGGTTTTTAAAATACCTGCTTATTAGCTCGCCTTCGTGTCTTATTTGCTCAAACTCAAGCGTATTTTTATTTAATTTCTCTACGTCCTCCGGCGTTAACCTCCATTGATAGCCCGATTTAAATTCGTGGTAAGCCTCCATAAATAAGTCATTTTTATCAATTGAATTATACGCGTCGTGATTAATTTTAAGAACGTTTATAGGTACGATTCGACGGTTCCCTGTAGGATCATTCAAAACTAATTCGTCGTTACTAGTCCCGCATAGCACCGCTAACCGCTTTAGCCTCACATTTTTACGCCCGTAAGGCTCTCGCAGTGTAAAATAATCTTTACTGGTTAACTCTTTTAGTCTCTTTGCTTCCTGCTTAGACTTCCCCCCGAGTTCGTCGTCCATTATAACGAGCTTTTGAGTCATTAAAATTTCATCGTCCTTTCCTGCGTCAAGCTTTGATTCCGCGTAATAAGGTTTTAAAACATCGGGAAGCAGCCGGCGAAAGAACTCAGTTTTTCCGGTATTCTGGCCCCCAGTAAACACCATTAACAAAGGGGAATGTTCCCCGTATATACTGGCTACTATTCCGACTATCCATTTTTTGATAAATAAATACTTATAATCTGGATCAACGTCGCCGAACTTCGCTCCGGTGTCTGTGTCAACCGAACCAGCTAACTTAGCGATTAAACCCTCTGGCCGCCTATGTTCGTTACTCTCGAAGAACTCCTCCAAGGGGTTGAAATCGGGAATAAAATCGGAAGCGATTAGCCTATCTACAGTATCAAAATTAATTTTATTCGAGACTATTCGCTGCACTTGAAAATAAACCGAGTTTGAGAATACCGTGTCTACCTCAACTCCGTTATTTTCTATGTATCTGGTTACTACATTCCTTTTTAAGTTGTAATTATTTTTTATGAATATTTCCAACTTCTCGAGGTTGGTCAAGTCCTCGGTAAGCTTTAGCTCAGTGGTGGAGTTAAAAACTTTCTCAATTATATTTTCCGGGTCCTTCCCTTTGATCTGGTCAACTTGAGCGAGTAGTTTTAAAACATCTTCACGGCTCCGTCCTCCTCGTTTACCTTGGTTAGCCACCGCGACGATGTGCTTTGTTTGGGGGCTTACAAGGTCTAAATTAGCTTCTTTACCAAAATGGAATAATGTTGAGATACTAATTCCCCCCGAGTCACTTTTTAAGCATCGGTCAAACTGCTTATCGCAAAACTCATGATTATATTTTTCAGAAAACTGGCTAATCGCGTGATAATAGGATCGCCCGAACTCCCCTTTTTCTGAAGCGATAGCGAAACCAATATCCCGCCAAATAACATAACTGCCCCGGGTAAGATCCACACTTCCGCGCTTAACTTGATCAAGTAAATAATCCAAATCAGATTCTCCTGTAATTATATTAGGCAGCTTTCGAACTGTTTCCTTTTTTTTAGCTACCGACTTAAAAACTGGGGCTTTCTCATTTATGAAGGTTTGGGGATCATAAGAAACAAACCGGGGGCGAGTTATATCCTTGCAAGACTTATCCAGTATAATTTGATAATTCTCTAAATAATAGCTCTCAAGGTTGAGGTAACTATCCAAGTGTTTGGAAGGGTCGATTTTCACAACAACCGCCAAACCTAAACCCGAAGCGGAACGGAAGGCCCCGAAAGTGAAGCGGTCTTTTGTTACATTCTGCCAGTCCCGCCCGAGGTCCGTCGAGTCGTCAACATCAAGGCAAAGGAAACCCGAGTGAGCGACAAGTCCCGACTCCTTTTTATTGTGCACCCGTTTTGTGAACTCCCCCGAAAGTGTAACATAGGGGAGAGTATTTTCCTTTAATTGCTTACGTTTCTTTTTGTCTGGCTCCGCATTTATTGGGGAAATTAGCCTCTGCCAAGTCCCATGCTTGACGCTATTAAGGAATGAAAGAACCGAGGTTTCCATCTCTGGGGTATTATCGAATATTCTTTTAAATTGAGATATTTTCATTTCGTAGGGTTAAAATTTACTTGTACTTCGGGGGGTGTCCCCGCCTCTCCTTTATAAAGGAGTTCTACTCTGTAGTTTGTAATCTCTCCGGAGTCAATTTTTGAGTCCAGAAATTTACATAATTCTATCGAGTCAAACCTATTGTTTTGCATACTATATTTTTAGTGTCGTTAGAAAAATCAGATTTTAGCATCCATTGGCAATATGATACGTAATCCTTTAATAACTTCCCCTTATGCTTGCCAATAGCGAAAACCGGACCTTCCTCAGAGTCTAGAATTACCCCTAATAAATCAAGTGATTTAGTTTTTTTACTCATAGAGGCAAGCCCCGTGATTGTCTGGTCCTCGATTTCCGAGTCGTGTTCGTTTAGTATAGCTTCTAGAACCTCAAACGTTGCCAAGGCGTCGGCCTCTGCTTTATGAGCCTCTAGTTTCCCCCCACAATATTCAGCATAAGCAGCGACTAAGTTTCGGGGGTTGAAGTGACAATATAAATTAAATACGTCGATAAGCTCCGCACCCTCGAAGGCGTCGTTTATTCCGGCACGCTCAAATTCATATTGAAGCATCGGAACGTCGAACCGGTTAGAGTTATAACCTCCAATGTCGCAATTCTTCATATACCTATAAAAGCTAATCGCAATATCTTTAAACAATGGCATACCTTCCAGGTCCTTGTTAAAAATACCATGAACCGCCGAAGCCTCCTCGCTTATCTCTATTCCGGGATTAATTCGGCGGGTCTTGGTTTCCTTGGTCCCGTCGATACCTACCTTTATTAGTGATATTTCAATAATCCGGTCCTCTGCCGGGTTTAGCCCTGTACTTTCAATATCGAAAATAATAAGAGGCCTTTTAAGTTTAATTTTTTTTCCTTTCATTTTAATTATTTT